GCATTCTTCGAGAACGCATCGCTCGCGGCCTCGCAGAATTCGCAAGGATCAGGCGCGAGAAGCCACGTCTTTCCGGTCACGACACCGGATGCCTTCCACGCTTCGACCTCGGCGCGTCGGCTCGCGCGTTGCGCTTCCGTTCGAGCAATCGTCAGAGCACGTCGAGTCGTCGCGCGTTCCGCGTCTCCGTCCTTCACGGCCCACGTCTTCACGCGCTCCGCGATCTCTGGAATCGTTTCGCCGTTCGCGACTCCGTCGCCGATGACCTTCGAGAACTTGACCGCCGTCCAACGGTTCGTCGAATCTGCCGCGCGATTCGCGAGACGGATCGACTCGGTTCGAGCGTATGCCTTCAGATCCTCGCCGTGCTTGTCGAAGTTCACCGGAAGAGCCTTCATCTTCTCAAGCGTCGTCTTTCCGAGGATGATTCCTGCGGCGAGCGAGTCTTCGAGATACGGTCGAAGCGCGTCGACGATGTCCTTGCGCCACTTCTTCGATTCGAGGAGAGACTGCACTTCTGCGGCGAGTTCCGCTGTTGGAGCGTCCTGCTTTGCGATGCGTTCGAGGACGGCTTTCACTTGTCGATCGAAGATGCGACCAACACTCTTTCCGAGTTCATCCTCGCGCTTCGTGATCTTGTCGAACTCCTTGAGCGCGTCCTTGCCGAGATCCTTCGTGAGAACGTGCGGAGGTTCGATCTCGTCGGCCTCGATCATCTTCGTCCAGAGATCAGAGAGCATCGACTTCTTGGGCTTCATTGCCGGAGCAGCGTTTGCCTTCGGATCGCTTGAGTTTGCATAGATGAGATTCACCGCATCGGAGATCGGTAGTTTCGATTCCTTGCCGGAGTCATCCTTCAGCGTGACCGTCGTTCCGGTCGCCGATGGCTTCCATGCTGTCATCTGGTATCCCATCGCGCGGAACGCATTCTCCGCGACGTCGATCGTGATCCGCGAAGGCTTCGCGGGAAGTTCGACCGAGTGCGACTGTGGCTTCGTCATGCCTTCCGCCGGAGGAGATCCCTTCGCAGGCTTCGACGTGCGAGGCTTCTTTGGAGCCTTTGGTTTGTCGCTCGCAGGCTTCGATTCCTTCGGAGCCGAAGACGATTCGCTCGATCCGCCGCCGCCGCCGCTCGATCCTCCGCAAGTGTTGCCTTCCTCGAATCCTTCAGAGCCGACTCCGCAGTTCTTGCCATCAATGCAGTCGATCTCTTCCGCGATGTCTTCGAGTGCCTTCGTCCAAGCGTCGTCGATCGAGAGGCCTTCGAACGGATCGCACGATCCGCATCCGCAAGCGCATTTCTTCTTGCGCTCCGAGTTGCGCTCTCGCTCGCGATCGAACTCCTCGATCTTGCGCTTTGCCCAAGCGAAGCCGTCGTCGCCGCCCCATCCGTACCAAGCCTGCCATCCGCGACCTTGTTCGTCCCAAGTGGAGCCTTGCTTGTCGACTTCGTGACGCTCGAAGTAGGAGGCCATGCGGCGGATTGTGTCTTCAGAAAGTCGCACTCGATTCATCAAGTCGCGAGCGCGAGCGATTCCGACTGCCGTCATTCCGCGCTCGCTCTCGGGCTTGCGAGCGCGAACTTCGAGAGCGCGGCGAGCATTGTCGGCGACCGATTGCGGAGGACGAGTGTCGATGTCGCCGATCGCCTTCGTCTCGATCTCGTCGAGAGTCTTCCCTTCGGCGCACATCGAGTACGCGATCGCGACGGCCTGATCCTGCGGATAGCCTTCCGCGATCAAGGTCGGAATCTTCTCCGAGACACAATCAGAGAGCGCGTCCTTCTGCTCTGGCTGTGTCGGAAGCATCGGAGGCTCCTCGATCTCGTTTGAGGCATCCAGAGGCCCAGTCAGGCCGTCCGGCGCACTCGAAGCCATTCCGAGAGGCGCGACAGGCGCAGGGCCGCCGAGCGGCTGTCCGTTGACGAGAAGAGCATCGGCCATCGGATCTTCGACCGGCTCAAGGCCTTCGCGCATTCGCGCCTCGTTCGCCGTCATGATTCCGCCTGCGACCATCGAGCGAAGTTTCTCGAAGGCGAATTTCTCATCCTCGGAAACTGGATTGTCATAGGCGAGAAACGCATCCTCTTCGATGTTGAAGAGCGGGAGGAGATTCTGATTGAGAATCTCCTCATCCATGCGGAGCAGCGGAAGGATCGTCGTCTGCTTCCATGATGCAAAGCCAACCGTCGCGCTCGCCAGATTCGGATCATTCGCCTTGAGCATCGAGACGGGAACGCCGAAGACGGCGGCGATCTCTTCGACGATCTGATCGCGGCCTGCGAGATCCTTCGTAGGGAAAGAGAGTGGCTTGAGGTCGATGTCTGCCGTCGTTGTGAGGAAGCGTCCTGTGCGCTTCGATCCGCGCAACTTCTCATCGATCGAGACTTCGAGTCGTTCGAGTTCGTCGTCGTGTGCAGGCGACTTCACGACGAGGAGATAGTCAGGCCGCGCTTTGTTCGCGAAGAAGGCGACATCCATTTCGTGAATGGCTTCGTTCGCCATGATCGCGCCCCAAGCGGCCTCGACCTTGCCGATCCCGTAGTACATATCTGCCGGATTCGGTCGCTTGAAATGGATGACTTCATCAGGCGCATATGTGTTCTCGCGCTTCTGCTCTTCGGTCGCTCCGTAGCGATATCCCTTGATGAAGTCTTCCCCTTGCTGTCCTGCGATGATCTCGACGAATTGCGAAGGCATCGTCCAGAGTTGCACCGGAACGCCTAGACGCTGGTCGATGACTGGATGAATGTACGCATTGCCAGTCAACTCGCCGTACAGAACTCGGAGAACGGTCGCGTCGAATCCGTTCTGGTAGGGGTTGACCTTCGAGAGCAACTGGAGGATCGGATGCGCGTCGTCAACGACCTCGAAATCGTCGCCGTACTCTGCGGACTTCGTGAGCGCGTATCGGCTCGGTCGCTGTTCGAGATCTCCGAAGAGATATGCCTTCGTTCGACGCGATGCCTTGCGAGTGTTCCAGAGTTTCGTCGACTGGCTCTTATTCCGAACGTACAAGCGGAGAGGCTGACTCGCAACAGCCACGGCGTTGAGATTCGCCGCCGCGTAAATCCAAGATCGGTACGCATTCACGGCAGAGCGATAGTCAAACGGTGAACGCTTCGCAGGCTCGCCGCGAAGGATCGTCATCGAAGAATTGAAGTACTTCTCCGGAGTGAATGCCGCTTTGATTCGTGCGAGTAGATTCATCAGATGACTTTCACCATGAGAGGCCGACGCGCTCGACGCGCAAGAACGGCAAGCGCGAGAGCGCAGACTCCGTCGTCGTGTCCGACTGTCGCCTCATAGGAGACGTTTCTCCCTGAGTATCGGAAGCCAAACGATTCGAGTTCACTCCGTAGCCAACCATCGGGAAAGCGGATGTCCGCAGTCGAGATCGCGATCTGTAAGCCTTCCATCAGTTGCTGTTTGCTTTGGCTTGTGAATTTGAAGCCTTCGGTTCTGCGGCAAACTTTGCGAAGATCTTCGACGATCGGATCTCCGACTCCGGTCGAGTCGATCTGCGCCGGAGCATTTCCGATCATCTTCGCGAGTCGCTCGCGCGTCACGTTCCAAGGAGCCTGCCACCGTTCGAGCCGACAGACGCGGCCCTCGGCATCGAGGCCGACTGCGACCGTCCAGTCCTGCGACTTCGCGAGGTCGACTCCCCAAGCCTCTGGAGTTGCTGCCGACATCGGCGCGATGCAAGCGCGGATCGCATCGAGGCCGAAGGGATTCCCTCCGTCTTCTGCGGGAATTCCTTCGAGTTCTTGATCGGCGATCGCCTTCGGCAGACTCGCTCGCATGGCTTCGACTTCCGCAGGATCGAGAAACGGATTCGACATCGAGCCGATTCGGAACGCGGCCCAAGTGCCTGTCGTGTCTCCTTCTGCTTCGAGAAAGAGACGATGGAAGTCGCCTGTACCCTTCGGAGTTCCGGCGAAGATCGCGCTTCCCTTTCGATCGGCGAGAGTCGGTCGAATCGCTGCTCGCCAGATGTCGAGAAGGCCGACGACGAATCCGGCCTCGTCGATCGCGACTCGATCGTAGAAACGTCCTCGGCCTGCGTCCGCGTCTTCAAGCGTCCAGAAGTCGATCGTCCCGCCGGTTGAAAGTTCGATGCGCTTCTCGACTCGATCGTGCTTCGAGATGAGCGGAAGTAGAGCGCGTTCAAGATCGCGGACTGGCTCGGCAAGGTACTTGTACGAAGGCGCGAACCACGCCGTCCGCTTGCCTCGAATCGCGTCGTTGAGAATGACGAACTCTTCAAACTTCGTCTTTCCCCAACGACGGCCAATCTCAAGGACGTTGAATCGACGCAGTCGACGGAAGACATCGAGTTGCGATGGATGCAGAACTGATTGAGGAGTTGGTACGCGAATCTTCACGCGCTATCCGCGAGCCGAGGCTTTGGAGCCTCGAATGGCTCGATCGTGACGACCTCTTCGCGCCTCGTCTCGTCGATCTTCTCGCGCTGTCCGAGATGCTGCTTCCCGAGCCAGATCAGCATCGCGACATTGCCTTCCTTCGCCTTCTCGTATTGCCAACGGCGCAGGCTCATCCGCATCTCGTCATAGCCTGCGTTGATTTCCTTGCGGCATCGGCGACGAATCGTCGGCTCGGCGACTCCGCAGATCGTCGCGATCTCGGCATGAGTGCATCCGATTCGCGCGAGAGATTGCACGAGACGCAAATCGATTTCGGCGCGAGGTCTACCGAGTGGCAAGGACGGCCTTCTTTCCCGTGAGGTTCTCCCATCGCTTTACGATCACGTCGCAGTATTGAGGAGATATCTCAAGACCGAAGCAGCGACGCTTCAGTTGCTCGGCTGCGAGAAACGTCGAGCCAGATCCTCCGAACGGCTCGAAGACGAGACCGCTCGGAGGACATGAGTTCCCGATCGCTCGCGCAGGTAGAGCGACTGGTTTCTGCGTCGGATGTTCGTAGTCGCTCGAAGAGTCTCTGCTGATCTGCCAGACATCGGACGCGGCTTCCTCCGTCCTCGCTCCGTACCATTTTTCGAGCGATCCTCCTCCGGACTTGTATCCGTGAAAAATGATCTCGTATTGATAGTGATAGCCGTTTGGCTTCATCGTGAAGGCGTTCTTCTTCCAGATCAGATGCTTCGGAAGTTGCCGACAATGCTTCTCGAATAGTTTCTGATAGAGGTACAGGTTTACTTCACCTCCGCAGAAGTAGAGCCGCGCGTCGTCCTTCGTCGCGATTGTAACTGCGAGATCGAAAGAGAACGGAATCGCGGTCTGCGTGAGATCGCCGGCGATCATCGTCGGTCTTCCGCTTTTGCTCCCTTGAATGTTGACACCGTACGGAGGATCGGTGAAGACGACATCAGCCTTCTCTCCGTTCATCAGCCGCGCGACATCCTCCGCCTTCGTTGAATCGCCGCAGAGCAGGCGATGCTCTCCGAGGATCCAGAGATCGCCGATCTTGGTGATCGGATCGACTGGAGCCTCAGGGACTTCGTCCTCCGTCACTTCATCGGGAGCGAGTAAAGCGTCGATCTCCTTCGCATCGAATC